GCCACGCGAGCGCATCGGCTCCCGCGCCTGACCAGACGAGGAGCGCCGTCCCGAGCCCGGCCACCGCCGCGATCACCAGCCCGATCGGGGAGAGCAGCGCTGCGACCACAGCGCCGACCACGCCGAGTGCCGTGCCGACGCCCGCGACGACGGAGGCCAGCACGCCGAACGCCGCACCGATGCCGCTGATGAGAAGCCCAAGGCCGATCAGCGACACGCCCGCAGCGACGACGCCCGCCGCCACCTTTGCGGCGGTGACGATCAGGCCCTTGTTGTTCCGAATCCAGTCGTTGACCGAGACGATTGCCTTGGCGATGCGGCCGGTGAGCTCGGTCACGACCGGGGCAAGCGCCGAGCCGATGACGAAGACACCTTGCTTCAGCACCCGCCAGAGGATGTTGAGCGTGTCGTTGAGGAGCGCGGCCTCGGCGGCCGTCTCGGTCGAGACGGTGAGCCCGAACGCGCGTGCCTCCTTCTGGAGTTCCTCGATGCCCGCCGCACCGCCCTCGAGCAGCGGAATCAGCCGCGTGCCCGAGCGGCCGAGGAGCTGCATCGCCAGCGCCGTACGCTTGGCCGGATCGATCACCTGGCTCAGCCGGTCCGCGACGAGCTTGAACTGGTCCTCGGGCGAGAGGCCGCGCAGGGCAGCGGCTGTGAGGTTCAGCTCGGCGAACGCGTCGGTGGCGGTGGACATCCCGCGCTCGGCGTCGCTGATCGATCGTTGCAGGATGCGGACGCCCGTCTCGAGCGTCTCGAGGTCCGCGCCGGACTGCTCCGCGGCGAACCCGAGCTCCGACAGCGCCTCGACGCTGATCCCGGTGCGGATGGCCATCTTGTCGAGGGCGTCGCCGGTGTTCGAGAAGACCTTCACGCTCGCGGCCAGCGGTGCGAGCACGCCAGCGCCGAGCGCGGTGAGCCGCAGCCCGGCGGCACGCACGCCCTCGCCGAAGGCCTTCAGCCTCTGCTGGGCGCGACGGAGTCCGGCGGTCAGCTTGTCGCTGACGCCGAGCTCGACGAAGGCGCGACCGGCGCGGATGCCGCGGGTGTTGGGAGCACCTCCGGGGGGCATGTCACGACCCCCTCACGCTGTTGCGCCAGAGAGCGGGCAGCTTCGGTCGCTCGCGTTCGAGCGCTGGTGCCATGTAGGACCGTGCCGCGATCTTCACGCGGTGCTGCACGAGCTGGCCCTTCCGTCGTCGGAGGATGGTCGTGGTGCCGCCGAACTCAAGGACATTGGGTGCGGTGGACGAGCGGAATCCGACGGGTCCGACGACGACCGAATCGCTCCCGGCGTCGTAGCCGAAGAGGATCAGCCGTCGCAGGCTTCCCTCGTGCGAGAACGGCGGGTTGCCCGGCGTGCTGGTTCCCTTGCGCGGGCGGATGCTGGTGCGGGCGGCCTGTCGGATGAAGGCGCCACCCTTCGAGAGTGCTTGGCGCTTCGCGCGATCGACGGACCGGAGGATCTTGGGCCGGTCGAAGAACATGCTCGTGATCCGCATGTCGATCACAGCATCCTCCACCTGTAGAATCTGCCGTGGTTTCCTCTGATCGCATCACGTGGTGGGAGCCGTACAGCGTCACGAAACGGGATGCCTCCCATTTCCTGCGCTCTTTGGGCGTGGTCCATTTGCGCTGGTGGATACGCCCGCTCTCGATTGCCGCCGTGATCACGGCAGCGTCGACCGGTGCCCTGTATTGGGCTTACCCGGCGGTTCAGCTGCCCTGGGTGCAGATTCTGCTGGGGTTTGTCGTGGTTCCACTGCTGCTCGGGGCGATCATGACGCTCGTCGTGTTCGCACCTCGACATGTGGACATCAGAAGAGACCGGATTCAGATCGCACAGGGGAACTCTGCGGTTCGCATCGACGCAAGGCAGGTGCTTGCGCTGCATCTGGAAGACGATGACCGCGGCTCGTTTCTGGTCATTCGGTATCAGGCGCGCGCGCGAGGAGAGCGCGAACGGCGCGTCGCGGTTGCTGGCCACATCGATCGTGGAATGCTGGACGAGTTGCTGGGCGAGCTTCGTCGACAGTGCGGTGCTCATGAAGCATTCTCCTGAGGTGCGGCACCGGCTCCGACCCTGCCTTCCTTGAGGCCCTTGTTGAACGACGCCTCCTTCTCCTTGCGGAGTCGTGCTGCACCGATGAAGAGGCCGACGAGTCCGGTCAGCGCCGGTAGCGCCGGTCCAACGACGGGCACGCCCGCGAGCGTCGGGCCGACCTCGTCGAGCGCGGCGAGCGTGAGCTGGTTCAGGAGGGCACGGACGTCGTTGCCCCGCTCGATGCTGGCCTTCCATTGGGCACCGACGCGCTGAGTGTTCTCGAACCACGCGCGGTACTCCGCCTCGGCGTCGTTGAGCGACGTGCGTGCGGGAAGCCCCGTCGTCTGCTGGATCGCGTTGGGCGTCTTGACCTTGACGATGTCGCCGATGTCGAAGCCCGCGCAGGCCGCGAGCCCGAACGAGATCATCACCAGCGCGAAGCCGTAGGCGAGGTGTCGAGTGGAGAGAGCGTTCATGAGGTCGCCTCCTGCGGCGCTGCGGCGTTTCGCAGCGGATCGATGAACACGGTCTTGAGGACGCCGACACCGACCTTCGGCGTTGGCTCGGCCGACTTCGCCGCCGAGAACGGGTCGAAGTCCGCTGGCCGGAACGGCCGGGTCTTCTTGGGGTCGCGCTGCGTGTTGGCGAGAAGCGCCATCACCGACGCGGTGCGAGACCACGACTCGCGCTGGCGTGCCTCGGCCATCACGAGGAGCTCCCGCAAGGTGAGGTTGCCCGGATCGACGCCGACGATTCCGGCGCACTGCCAGATGAGCCGATCGGCCCCCCCGGAATCCCCTCGAGTTCCGCCGCCGCCTGCGCCATCGCCCGATCCGCCGCCTCCTCGATCGCTCCGCTCTCGAGCCGCGCATCGATCAGGTCCCGGGCCTTCTCCATCACTCGCCGTGTCGTCGCCAGCACCTGCCCGAGGGCCCGGCGATCCCTCGGGCTCGGGGAGAAAGACACCAGTTCCTCCAAGAGCGCCTGCGTGGCGTGGTCGATCGCATCGCCCGCCATCGCACGACCGAACTCCTCGTCGGTCACCGAGCGCTCGTCCGCCTGCGGCTTGCACACCGCGTAGAGGGCGTCCACCAGCAGGACGGGATCGCGGGAGAATCGCTCGATGAACGATCCGTCGAGCCCCTCCAGCAGGTCGACGCCCGCGAGGGTCCGCGCCCGCTTGATCGCGGAGACGTTGACCTCGACGGTCCAGCTGCGTCCGGCGTTGTCGGTGAAGGTCTTCATCGGTCAGGAGTCCTCTCGTTGAGATCAGTCGAGCCATGTCGGAGCGCTCGCCGAGTAGGTGACCTTTGCGGACACCGAGACGGTGATGGCCTCCTCCAGAGCCTCGTTGCGGCTGAAGTTGGTGATCATGAAGTCGGCCTGCAATCCCTCGCCCGAAGGCGTGGCATCGTCGAGCACCTGCAGCCCGATGACGGCGTTGGACAGGAAGGCGTTCTTGATGGCGGTGAACCCGGCATCGCCGGTGTCCCACACCATCTCCCACTCGACGGTGGCTTCCTTGAGCGTGGCGACGGTCGCGCGCCAGCCGTTGTTGGCGCGTGTGGTCACGTCGGCCTCACCCGCCTCCAGCGAGAGCGTCACGTCCTTGACGTTGGCCAGGAGCGTCCACGATCCGGCGCCTGCCTGTCCGCCGGTCTTGAAGTAGAGCTTGGCTTCCATGCCGAGTCTGATGGCCATGCGTGATGCTCCTTAGCGCGAACGCGAGTTGCCGACGATCGATACGACGGTGCCTGCGCCGTTGGCGTAGACCCAGAGTTCGTTGAGGTTGACGCCCGAGAGACGGACCTGCACGTTGGTCGGGATCGAGGCGCGGGTGATGCCGCCGTCAGTCGAGACGAAGACCGTGCGCGACGCGGTGGTGTTCGTGATCGCGATGTCGGCGATGAGCGCGACGTTCGAGACGCGCACCGGCGTCGCACTGACCGTCATGTCGAAGGCGATCGGGTTCGCGGTCATCGAAGCACCCTGTAGGTGACGGTGAGAATGCTGGTGAACTGCCGGTGCTGCTCGAGGTGCTCGCCGGCGACGACGGGTTCCTGCGCGACGCCGACCCACACCGCCTCGGGCGTGGTGGGCAGACGCGCGAAGCGCAGCCAGTCGGCGATCTCCTCGACGAGCGCAAGCAGCGCATCGATCTCGGCCTCGTCGGATGCGGGACTTCCGGGGGCCGGTGAGAGCCGCTTCTGCACGCCGATGTCGATCTGCGCATCGAACTGGCTCGTCTGCCGCGACGCCCCGACGATCGCCAATGAACGCGGAACGACGGACACCCGCAGCGTCGCAAGATCCTCGAGGTCGAAGACCGGCTGGTAGCGCCGCACCGCGGTGAATGGCATCGAGAAAGTGCCCGCGCTGAGTCGCGCGACGACGGCGTCGGCGATGGCGGTGATCGTGCTCATGGCTTGGCCCTCTCCGGCGCGCCGCCGAGCGACCGTCCCTCGAGCCAGGAGATCCGCCGCTCGATCGACTGGTATTCGGCGCGAAGCGAGCGGGCCTCGACGATGAGCTCGTCGAGCCGCTTCTCCACGTGGTCGAGCTTGGTCGTGACGACGCCCCACTGCACGGTCATCGCCAAGACGGCAAGCGCCGCGGTGAGCAGCACGGCCGCCCAGCGGTGGGTGCCGTTTCCGTTGGCCTTCGCAGCGACGGCTCCGTTGGCCGAGGTGACCACGGTCATGGCGTCGCCCCCGTTCCGCCGCCGGGGGTGGTGCCGCCTTCTAGCACCACTTCGCTTCCGACATGCTTCGTGTGGATGCGGAGCGTGCGGCGGTACGGGTCGCTGTAGCGCCACGGTGGCTCCGCACCGGGTGCCATCACCTCGTAGACCGCAACCGAGGTGCCATCCGGATCGATCACGCGATCGCCTGCCTTCGGCAGCGTCGCCACGCCGCCGAGCACGAGGTCGGTCCGAAGCGCGAGGAAGTCGCGCGACTCGACGCGCTGCACGATGCCCATGCGGTCGACCTGCTCGAAGAGCGTGCGCCCGATCGTGGCATCGACGGACGCGGCCTGCGCGCCACGCCGATACTCGACGCGCTGCGTCATGTGTGCGGTGCGCTGCTGGTCAAGCCAGGCAGAACCTTGTTCGAGCATGTCGGGCACGGGCACGGTCTCCGGAGCTTGGGTTACTGCGACAGGCGCACGCGCACCGTGGCGTCGGTGGTCGCGGCAGCGGCCACCGCCTTGCCGATCCGCTTGTTTGCGCCTCCGCCGTCGGCGGTCGTGGCGATGGAGTTGGTCGCATCCCAGTGGACGAACGCACCCGCAGTGATCGCGGTGCCGCCGCCGGTCGCCTTGGCGATGTCGAAGACGCCTGCGACCGCAAGCGCCCCGAGCGTGTTGGCCTTGATGTCGAGCTTGGCGATGCCGACGAGCTCGCCCTGCACGACCACCGCGCCTGCGGCGACGTCGCTGCCGGGCGTGTAGTCGATCGAGCGGCCCTCATGGATGAATGTGGCGAGTGCCATGGGTCAGGTCTCCTTGTTGGTGGTTGCGATCACGCCTCGCCCTTGACCTTCACGGCCGCGCGGCGGTCCTGCATGGCGACGCCGAAGTCGAAGTAGCCGCGCCACTGCATGCCGAGCGTGTTGAAGTTGGTCTCGCCGCTCTCGATGGTCGGGACGCGACGCCCGCGCAGGTACGCGATCTCGATGGCGGCCACGTCCGCGGGGTTGGCGAACAGGTACCACGCCTTGGCGCTGCCGCCCGCGATGCCCTGCGCGTTGAGGTACGGGCTCGCGACGGGACGCCACTTGCCCGCGTGCGGGTTGTTGGCGGGCTTGGGCTTGTCGGTCGTGGTCGTCTCGTTGACCCGCGTCTCGGTCATCAGCTGCTGCGCTGCGACCTTGAGCGCCGTCGGCACCAGCAGCACCGACGGCGAGATCAGGATCGGCTTGCCGTCCGAGTCCGTCTGGTCCATGAACGTCTGCTCGGCCTTGGTCAGCGAGTCGATCGACAGCGCCGTGTCCACGCCCGAGAGGAAGTTCTTGTTGCCGACCGAGAAGAACGTGCCCGGGTTGGCGAGCAGGAGTTCGAACACCGCCTCCTCGCGCTTCAGCGCCGACATGCGGCCGATGATGCGAGGGATCTGGAGGAACGCCCCGAGGTCGTCGTTGATGATCATCTGCCGCGTCAGCGCGAAGATGCGGCCGAAGGTCTCGACGCGGTTGGTGTACGACTCCTCGCTCAGCGTCGCGTGCTTGAGCTCGCCGTCGGGGCCGACCTTCTCGAAGACGCCGTTGCCGGTGAGCCGGTAGCGGGTGACCTCCTTGAAGTCGGCCACATCCGCGTCGGCGCAGAACATCGCGACAACGCTGTCCACCGCCTGGTACGCCGCGAGCATCGCCTTGTTGGCGACGTTCGACAGGATGCCCGAGAGGCTGATCGTCGAGAAGCCGCCGCCCGAGGCTCGGATGGTCCGCTCGGCGCGCTCCTGCGCACGGAGCTGCCGGTCGGCCTCGAAGGCCGCCAGGATGAAGTCGTTGTCGACATGCGTACCGCGCGACGAGCCGCCGACGGCTTCGATCGCGTAGCCGAGCGCCGCATGCACGCCCGCGCCGCGCAGACGGCCCGCGACGGCGGCGTTCATGGTGCGCTGGTCGTACCACTTGCCGACCTCGGCCTCGGGGATGCCAGCCGAGAGGCAGAGCGCCGCCTCGACGGTCCGCGCCGCGACACCGGCATCGCCATCGCGCCGGACTCCCCCCGCCGCGAGGGCAGGGCGCTCGGCCCGGAGCAGCTCCAGTTCCGTGCGCGTCGCGTCCCAGCCGTCGGCGATCGCCTTGGCCTCGAGGTCGGCATGGCGTCCATTCGATGGAGCACACAGCCGACGGATCGCGGCGATGCGACTCGACTCCGCGGCCGCCTCGGCGCGCATCTGCGCCGTGACGCTCGGGGAGTCTGTCTCCGTCGGGTCATCGTCGGTCGCGGTTGCGGTTGCGGTCGACGCATCCGACTCGCTCGCGAAGAGCGCCTCAAGGCTTGTGCGCTGGGCGTCGTTGAGGTCCGCGTCGGCGAATCCCTTCGCCTCCAGCCACTGTTCGAAAGTCATGGTGTTGGTCTCCTTGGCGGATGCACGGGTGCGTCCCGCCGCGATCTGTGCGGTCGTGTCGTCGTCGGCCCCGAGCGCGACGAAGCTCACCTCGCCGAGGACCGACTCGCGTGCGATGTGAAGAGGTCCTGCGAACTCGCGGCCGTTGACCCGCGCGGTGCGTCCCTTGGCGACGAACTCGACGCGCTGGGCCACTGCGCCGAGCGACGCCTGCCACGGGAATCCGTTGAGGCTCGACTCGACAATCTCCCGCGCCACGGGACCCGCGCCGCTGACGACGCCGGTCACCTGAAGCTGCGAGTTCTGGACGCCGATCGAGTCGGTGTGGCCGACGATGAGCGAGCGGTTGTGGTCCTTGAGGATCGGTCGGCTCTTGGCGGCGACGCGCATCCCGGCGAGGTCGACGACGACCGGATGCGGCCAGCCCGCGAGCGTCATCGCGCCGCCGGTGTAGGCGGTCATGCTGAAGCGCCGCAGCGACGGACGGTCCCCGGCGGCGTTCGCGTCGGACGCCTCGATGGCGTTCCAGTCGGTGACGGGCGCGCAGAAGTGCAGCACCCGCGGCCCCCGGCGTGTCTCAGTCGCGCTCGGCATCGTCGTCCTCCGTGACGGTTGCGGATTCAGGTTCCTGCGACGGGCCAGCGGCTGCCGTCGGCAGCCCGAGCTCGGCCATCAGCGCGAGTTCCTTCGCGCGCTGGCGCAGCTCCGTCTCCCAGTCGCGTCCCTGCTTGGCGTACTCGTTGGCGAGCGTCGTGGTGTGACTTCCGAGGCGAGTCGCCTGCGCGGTCGCCTCTTTGGCGGGATCGACGTGCTCGTGCCCATCCCAAAACCACTGGCGCGCAAGCCCGCCCGTCTCGCCGCGGGCGACGAGCGTGCGGATCGGAAGCGGCAGCAGGTCGGAGACCAGAACCGCCTCGCGCAGCCACGCCGCGAGGATGCGGTCGAGCACGACGCAGGCGATCTGCTCCTGCTCGACGCGGATCGACTTGAAGTACGTCTGGTGGTCGAGGCGACCCGAGGCGTAGTTGTAGCCCGAGGAGTTTCCCGCCGCGACGTTGAACGGCATGTTCAGGCAGCGGGCGATCTCGTTGAGAAGCTCGCGCTTGAACTCGGCGTAGGTCGTCGACGGCTGCTCCGCCTGGACCTGCGCCATCTTCCAGCCGCCGGGCATCGTCAGCAGCGACCGCGCCTCGAGCTCGATCGCGTCCATCGGCTCGACCGACTCGGCCTCGCCGTTGGCGGGTGTGTCGGTGTAGAGGATGCCCGCGAAGTCGGCGGCGGTCTCCGCAGCGCCGAGCACCGCGAGCGTGTAGCGGCGGAGCTGCGCGAAGAGCGGCAGCGCCGGCGTGATGTCGGGGATGCCGCGCGACTGACCAGCGCGGTCGACGCGGAAGAAGTGGATCACCGCCTCGGCGGGCACGCGGTCGTACTCGAAGCCGAGCGTCGCGCTCCCGGTGCCGCCGGGATGCTCCTTGAGGACGTGGTACTCGACCGGATTCCCGAACTCGTCGAAGACGATGCCGTCGACGCTGCCGTCGAGGAGCGTCAGCAGATCGGGCGTCGTGACCTGATCCGCCTCGACGAGCCGCACGTCGAGCTTGATCGGCGTCGGCAGACGGGGGTTGTCGGTCAGGACGAGGAACGCCTCGCCGTCCTGCGCCCGGGCCATCCGCATGGTGCGGAGCTTCTCGGGCAGACGCACCGCCTTGGCCCACCGCGTGAACTCGCGCTCGATGCGCTGGTTCGCGTCGCCGTTCTCGGTGAGCAGCTGGAGCCGCGGGCCCGTGCCGACGACGTCGTTGGCCAGCGTGAGGACGATGCCACGCGCGTAGGAGTTGTTGGCCACCTCGTAGCGAGCGCGGTTGCGGAGCGTGCGGCGCACCTCGGGCGAGGCGGCCGCGTCTGCGCTCAGGCCGTCGGCGTTGGCCCAGTGACGGCGGTTGTGGTCGTTGGTGACGGCCGAGTCGAATCCGGCGCGGACGACACGCACGACACGGCCGCCCTTGCTCGGGGCGACCTGCCGCGGCGCGGCGTCGGCCTTCGGCTTGCGCGTGAAGAGCCCGAGCACGTCAGCCGCCCTCCGCGCCAGGAGGGATGAGCCGGGTGAGACGGAGCGCCCGCGCGGGCCGCTTCGCCGCGTCCTTGCTGGCGAGATAGCGGTCCGCCTCGATCTGGTCCTTCAGCGAGTGCTGCTGGACGCTGCCCGAGTCGCCCTGGACTCGGGCGGGACCTGCGGCGTTGTCGCGGATGGCTTGGTCGAGGTCGTTGCCGGGCATCGGAAACTCCAGCGACGACCAGCCGGGGCGACAACGCGACAGCGCCACGCAGGTATGCAGCCCTGCATGGCGTGCACGTCCTCATCCGTTGCCGGAGTGGAGCGCCTCGGGGGATCAATCCCAAGGCGGTCGCCCGAACTGGTCGTCTACTGGATACCTACGCCACGGCGCGGCGAGATGCGCGGAATTCGATCGGCTCCGTGCAAGTCGTTACACCGGTAGACATCGGGGCGGTAGACCGCTACCGCATGGGCCTCGACCGAGCCGGAGATCAGATGCCTGCGCGTCGAGCGGCCTTCTTACCGGAGGCCTTTTTCGGGCCACGCTTCTGACCATCTCTCGTAGCTTGTGACTTGCGTGGCGCAGGTGACTGAGGTGATGGCGGAGGTTCCGGGTCGGCTGGATGTGGGGGCGGAGGCGCCGGCATCATTACTTGCACCTGACGCACCTGCTTCAGGTAGGCCTTGCCGAGGTGGTTCTCGAAGATCTTGACAGCCGCTGTACCACCGAAGGTGTGCATCGTCGCATGGAACACGGACAGGAAACCATCCTGCTCGTCCTGATTCGCCTCAAGATGCCCGATCTTCAATCCCTTGCTCGCCAGCACGTCGCGGGGAATGGGGCGACTGTGGGTCTTGAATTGCCCATGGTCGGCGAGCCACTCCGCGATCGACTTCGCTTGGGCTGCGCCGTTAGGATCGCCCTTGAGCATGTAACTCGCCAACCACTGCTCGACGAGCAGGGCCGACAACTCGCACGCATTGCGGCACTGAACGAGCAGCCCAGGCCCGTACTGGCTCAGCTTCGGAAGCCAAGCGCCGATGCGCTTCGGATCTTGGCACTCTTGGACCGCCTGCTCAAACTCCTCCAATATCGCCTGAGCCGGCACGGCTCGGATGCCCTCTCCCGTCGGCATCATCAATTGGGGATCGGTCGGACCAAGAAAGGAGTGCTTCCCCATGACGATCTCATCGGCTGCGCACGAGATCATCGTCGCTGCCGACATCGCCATGTGCGGTACGATCACCCGGATGTGCTCGAACTTCGAGCGGAGGTAGCAGACTAGCGCCTCGGCAGCGCCGGGCGAACCGCCGGGGCTATGGAGAATGAGGTCGAGGTTCGGCCCGCGCAGGCCGTGAATGACCTCCATCAGCCCGGTCAGGTCCTCCTCAACGATGCTGACGAAGCCAGGCGGCGCATCGCCCTGCATCCACTTCGTCGCATAGAGGATGACATTCCGCCCGGTGAGCTGATGCACACGGGCCAAGTACTTCTTCCGAACGGCATCAAACTGTGGCGGTTCGCCCTTGGTCTTGGGCTTGAGCTCTTCGAGAATCTCGCTCCACGTGGGCATCGTGGAACGATGATAACCCGAAATCGGTCACACGCACTCGGCGGTCGTCGAGTCGGTTGCCCATTCAACGGTTCGGGTGGCCATGACGCTCTGGTACGCCTCGGTGGCGTCTTGATACCGCTTCGCCTCACCGTAGGCTTCCATCAGCTCGCGCACCCCGGGCTGCTTCATCGCCTCTTCCACAAGCCGCTGTGCGGCCTTGGGGTCAAAGGGTGTAGCTTCCTGCAAGGGTCGTTTCACTGTGCTAGTCGCCATCGCGCTCCTCCGTCGGACACGTCTCCTTCATCGGCTTGATCCGTGGCGACGTTGCACCACCGATCGCACCAAACCCGACGGGCCTCCAAGACCCTCAAGTATACACCTTGCCGATGGAAGGGCAATTTCCCATCGGAAAGGGCCACTTCAGGGGCTTCCCGGCGTCATTCTCGGTCTGTCGGGCGGCAGCTCGCCGTCCTACCAGCCGAGACGGTGGTCGCCTCGACGGTACTAAGCCGCCGTCCGCAGTACCGGCACTCCCGCCGCCGAACGAGCCTGCCGCCCCACGCCCGCCGGGTGTAGACGACCCGCAGGTGACCGCACCCGCAGGCCGGGCACCGCAGGCCGCGCTGCTCCTCGGGCTTCGGGTTGGGAGCCGCCTTGCCGCTCACGCCTTGGCCCTCCGGATCTCCGAGAGCCGGACCCGGGGTCGGGCCTCCGGCTTCGTGTCGGTTCCGAACAGCACCGTGCCCTGCATCGAGGCCGCCACCGCCGCGCCGACGAGACAGTCGAGCCAGTGGTTGTCGGCACCGCTCAGCCGAAGCTTCCACTCGTCGACCGTCCGGCCGCGACCGGTCGTCTGGACGCGGTACTCGCTGGTCAGGTGGTCGGCGAGCAGCCGATGTGCCTCCGCCGCGCGGCCGAAGAGCGAGAGGCATCCCGGATCGCCCATCGGGACCGCCAGTCGCGCGTGCACGAAGCTCTTCCAGTAGTTGCTGTCGAAGAGCGCATGGCGCACGCCGCGGCGACCGGTCACCACCGGCACGCGCCAGTTGAGCCCGATGCGTTCCCCGCGCTTGCGCTTGTGCTCGGCGAAGGGGATGCTCGAGGCGCCGACGTAGCGGCCGTGCCCGGGCATCACGATCCCGCCGAAGCTCGTCTGGCGGCAGAACTGGTAGACGACGTCCGACGACTGGCCCCAGTTGGCGTCGATCAGGCAACGCTCGACGCGCACCTCCGATCCGTCGTCGCGTCGCCACGCCCGGCCGATGCGCTCCGCGACCAGCGCTTCGAGGCCCGCGTAGATCGCGCCTTCCTGGCCCGCGCGAGGCAGCGCAGTCTGGAGCGTGACGCGCGCCTCGCGGAGCGAGAAGTACGCCGCCTTCTGATCCGGCCACGCGCCGTAGTCCACGACGTAGCCGGTGAAGTCGTCCTCCCATGCCACGACGAGCCAGAAGAGCAGCTTGCCCTGCACGTCGATGAACATCGTGAGCCGAGTGCACAACACCGGCACGACGCCGCGCTGGATGCCGTTGGTCTTGGCGGCGATCTGCTCGGCGGTGAGCAGATCGTCGTCCGCTGTCACCTCGGGCAGCGGCTCGTTCTGGTACTCCGCCCAGAACGCGGCCTCGTCCAGACATCGCAGGTTCATGGCGTGCTGGATGGCCGACCGCTCGTCGTGGTTGAAGCGGGCGGGCCACGCGACCACCGCGCCCTCGTCCATCGCCGCGCGATTCGTCTCGTAGAAGGCCGTCGCCTCGCCGATGCCGCGGTCGTTGCGCAGCCCGTCGGCACGGATCTCGGCGTACCGCGCCCACAGCGCCTCGGCGATCGGGAAGGCGTAGACCATCTTCGTCCGCTCGCCCTGCCATGTCGGATGGCGATCGCGGTCGAGGAGCCGGTCGGCCAGATCATCCGGCCGCACGACGGTCAGCGTCATGAGCCCCGCGATCTTCTTGCCGGGCCCGGCAAGTCCGAGGATCGCACCGGCGAGGATGCGTTCGCGCGCGGCGCACTGGCTCGGGCTGCGCGCCGACTCGTCCGTCTGCGGATCGTCGATCAGCACCAGCGACGGCCGGACGCTCTGGCCGTCGGGGAGCTTCCGCTTCATGCCGCGGATGCGCCCGGTGATGCCCGCGACGGCGATGATCGCGCCGGAGGCCTTGGAGCCCGCGATCGTCGGCATCACCATCTCCTTCGCGGTCCAGCCGATGTGCGTCGGTTCGCCGTTGTGGAGCTGGCCCGACGCACGCTGGTGGATGCCCTCGAGGCACCGGATCGGGAAGCACGCCTCGGGGAAGTCGTCGAGGAGCTGGTCGTTGTTCTCCAACTCGCTCTTGATGCTCTCCAGCATCGACGCGGCGTGCACCTCGTCGCTTCCGATCAGGCACACGAACTGCCGCGCACCGATCAGGATCGCCCAGAGACACGCGATCTCGCAGAGCGTCGTCTTGCCGGAGCCTCTGGGCATCGCCATCGCGAAGAGCCCGCCCTCGAGCACGGCCTGCTCGATCTTGGCGATGACCTTCAGGTGGTCGTCCGACCACGGCAGGTGGAACGTCTGCGGGAAGTAGGTGTCGCAGAAGGCCCGGAACGACCGCGAGCAGCGATCCTTCCGCTCGGGATCGCCGACCGGCGGCAGCTCGCCGATGTTGCGGCCCGACAGCGAGAGAGCCGCGGCGCGGGCGCGCTGCCGCTCGCGCTCGGCGTCGTAGCCGCTGAGCGCGTTGCTCTGCGCCTCTGGCTTCGGCGCGTGGCGGATCGAGACGAGCCAGGCGACGTAGCGGAAGAGGTCGACGGTCTTGCCATCTCCGATGCGGAAGCCCGCACGCGTGCGATGGCGATGGAGCTGACGCTCGCCCATCACTTCGCCCAGCGGGGTCGAGTTGAGCAGGCGGCACGCGTCGCTCGGCTTGAGATTGCGCGGGTCAATCTTCGCCACGCGCACCTCCGCCCACGGAGTTGGCGAGTTCCCGCACGAGCCATGCCGCGTAGTGGACGAGGTTGATGCTGCCGTCGGCGTTCGTCGGCGCACCGGCCTCGATGTCGGCGCGCAGCATCGCCTCGGTCACCTCGCCGCCGCCAAGGCGTGTGAGCACGCGCGCGGCGTCCGCGACCGACAGCGCGGCCGGATTGAGGCGGCCGGGGTCGCCCCCGCCCCCGGAATGGGAACCGGAGTTAGGCGCGTGTTGGGCCATGTGGCCGCCCTCCGGGAGCGCCTTGCGGACCTGCATCACGCCACGTTTGGCGACCGTGGCGGATGTCCGCGCGGAGTTGCCCACATTCGTCGAAAGCCGGGCGGATTCCGGCGAATCGGCCTTGATGTTGTTCGCGCCTCACGCCCTTGTGTGTCCAACGCGGGACGCATTCCGCAGCCCGCCAAACGCCACGAACGGAGAACGCCATGACGACCAGCCGCAACGACGCTAGCCCCAACGCGAGCCAAGCCCAACGCACCGCGACCAGCGCGTACGCCGCCGCCCGCAACGACATCGCCCGCCTCCTCGACGTCCTCGACATGGAGCTCGCCAAGCACGACGAGCGCGCCAAGGCCGACGAGAAGAACTGGGGCTTCGCGGGCAACCTCCAGAAGCTTCGCTGCGACCTCGTCGACGCGGTCGCCTTCATCGCCGGGATGGACCGCAGCGAGGTCGAGGCCTTCCTCGACGACGCCGCCTGATCGCACCGCCCGCCACCAACCACGGAGACCACCATGACCACGAACGCCGCCAACGACGACCGCACCTGGCACATCGAGTACGCGAAGCGCTCGCTTGCCAGCATGACCGACGACGCCAAGGCCGACATCCGGGCGAAGATCGACTGGATTCGCCGGAGCCTCGACGAGGCCGAGCATCGACTCGACCGGGGCGAGATGCCCAACACCTGCGGCATCCTGCAGGCGAGCGCGATGGAGCTCGAGATGGCGCTCGCCCGCCTCACCGCGATGCGCGACGCCGCGCCCGCCATCAAGATCCTGACCGACGCCCTCGACGCTGACGCGAAGAAGGAGGCTCGATGACCACGCAGCCA